GGCTGATCGGCGTGCCCGAACAGACCGAGCAGGGCCTCACCGGGCTCTGTCTGCTCAACCCGGCGATCCGCTGGGGCACTCACATTATCATTGATAATAAGCAGATCGCTCAGCTCGTCTTCCAGCAGGTCCCCCACACTGGCGAATCGACCTCCCAACAGGGGGCCAATGACGCCAGCCTGATGACCAATCCGGACATGAAACAGGGCAACATCCCGGAGCTATCAGCGGACGGCGAATACATCGTGCTCCACGCTGAGCACTACGGCGATACCCGCGAGAACGACTGGTACTCGAAGTTCGTGGCGCTCGCCAAGAACAGCGTGCTTATCCCGAATACGGGACAAGTGCCGGTGCCTCCCGGTGTGATCAAGGATGCGGAGCCCGCCAAACCGGACACCGGGGCTGAGAAACCTGTTGGGGCGGCTGGTGGCTCGACCGACACGACGACAGGCACTGGTCTCAATCCCGCCGGTCTGGCGGCGCTGGCGACAGGCAAAGGCTCATGAGTCTCTCCCCGATCTCGGCTGGTCTCAGCATCGCGACGCTGGCTGGTGCGCCGTTGATCAGCGGTGCGCAAAGTGCGCTGCAGAACATCCTGATCCGCCCCTACCGTGGGATCATGCCGAAGACCGGTGGGGCGATGATCGCGCCGGACTGTTCGATCGAGGAGGTCTCGCGCGACGACCTGCAAATCACTGAGCACCCGGTCGAAGAAGGCAGTGTCATCAATGACCATGCGTTCCGGCGCCCGGCGGAAGTAACCCTGCGCTGGGCCTGGACCAACGCCGGCAAGTTCGATCTCGGCGAGAGCTTCTCCAAGCAGATGTACGCCAGCCTGCGGAAGCTGCAGGGCCCCCCGGCGATGGGCTTCGACCTGTACACCGGCAAGCGCACCTACAAGAACATGCTGATCGCCTCGCTGGGGGTGACGACCAACAACACCAGCGAGTATTCCCTGATGGTCGTCGCGGTGTGCCGCGAGATCATCGTCGCCAAGACCCAGGTGCAGAAGAGCACCTCGAAGGAAGAGCACAAGGAACCGGACAAGACGGCCCCGACGGAGAAGTCCGGGGACAAACAGGCCGCACAGGCGGGCAGCGCGCGCAGCAGCGACAGTGGCAAAGGGGCGGGTCTCGATCCTGCAGGATTGTCGGCCCAGGCGATTGCCCCGCCGCCACCCGCGAGCAGTCCTGCGCCGCCGCCTGCGGGTAGCCCCACCACCAACAGCTCGGGCGGTGGTGCCGGTCTTGGGACCTCTGCCGCGGCGAGTGCAAGCCTACCGCCGCAGCCCGCCGTATTCCCGCACTAGAGGGGATCTGGATGACGACGACGATCTACGAGATCCCCACCTCCCCATCGCCGCAGACCTTCTCGGTTCAGCTGCAGGGGATCACCTATCGCTTCGGTCTCTGGTATCACCCGATGTACGTGCCGTGGGGCACCACGGCGATCGAGCGCGACACCGGCAACACAATCGACACCGGCAACCTCGGCGGCTGGACCCTGGATCTCGCCGACGCGGACAACAACCCGCTGGTGTGCGGCATTCCGCTCAACGTCGGGGTCAGCCTGCTCGAGCAGTATCCGTATCTGAACTTCCCCGGTGTGCTCTACGTCGGCACCGACGGTTCGACCAGCGGGCCGACGTTCGAGGGTCTCGGCGTCACCGGTCACCTCTACTTCGCGGTGTATTCATGACGGGTGGTTTCAACTACCGCTTTGAGGATCCGATCGAGACCCATCGCGTGGTCATGGACGGTCGCCAGGCGTCGATGTGGACGGCGCTGCCCGGCATCGTCACCAGCTACAACCCGGCCACAATGACGGCGAGTGTGCAGCCGGCGATCCAAGCCCGCGTGGTGGCGCCGGAAACATCCAACGTGAATCTGCCGCTGATCCCCGACGTCCCGGTGTCGTTTCCCAAGGGCGGACCGTACCACATGACGTTCCCGATCAAGGCCGGGGACGAGTGCCTGCTGGTGTTCTCGAGCCGTTGCATTGACAACTGGTGGCAGCATGGTGGCGTGCAGGCCCAGCGCGATCTGCGCATGCATGATCTGTCGGATGCCATCGCTCTGGTCGGCCCGTACAGCCAGGGCGGCAAGCTGGAGAACGTCTCGCCGACCACCATGCAGATCCGCACCGACGATCATAAGCTGATGATCGAGTTCGATAAGGACAACATGAAAACCCGGATCGTGACCAACGACGTCACGGTCGATATCGATGGCAATGGTGGCACCGTCGTGGTCACGTCCCCGACGCAGGTGACGGTGAATTCGCCGCTGACCCTCATGAAGGGCGATCTGCACGTCAACGGAGCGATCTCCGCGGGGGTCGGCACGGGCGATCAGATCGGTCTGCAGACCCATCGCCACACGCAGCCACCCGATTCCAGGGGTGACACCGAACGCATCACCGATCCTCCGGTGTCGAACACCTAGCGAATTGCCCCCACATCTTCACCTCCGCCTGTCGGCGGGCTTCGACAGCCTCTTCCAGTGTGTCGAAGCTCCCAAGGTGGATCCGCTTAAACTTATCACCGATCCGGGCGTGCCACCTCTGTTCCCCCTTGTGCCAGCTGACTCCCGACGTCCCCGAGGTGTTGGTCCGACTTCTGCGGTGGTTCCATTGGTTTTCAGTCACGGTGGCTTCACGAAGATTACTAAGCTTGTTGTTCGATCCGTCTCCGTCCCTGTGATCGAGAATGGGAGGGTCTTCGCCGAAGGTCATTTTCCACACGATGTGGTGGCCCCTCACGAACCTCCCGTCGAGGTGCACTCGGATGTAACTGTCATAGATGTCTCGGTTTCCAGCTATCTGTCCCGCCCAACGGGTGTTGAACCGGCGGGTCAGCCAATCGTCTCCCGACAACGGCTTCCAGCGAAGCTCGCCAGAAATCGGGTTGTAGTCCAACCGCTTGTGCAGATAGGTGGACGAGAAATGCGATATGCGGCGATACATCACAGGGAATTGGATCGGGCTCTCCACCAATTCAATGGCACCTAAGAATGTCCGACGTCATTTTCCAAACCAACGATGTATTGTTTGCGGCACAGCTCAACTACGAGTTCGCGCGCAAGCTCGGCACCGCGGACGCGACTCGGCTGTACGCACCGCTGGTCTCACCGGCCTTCTCCGGAATTCCAACCTCGTCGGAGCCGGATCAGACCGACAATTCGAACCGGATTGCAACGACGAGTTGGGTCCTGTCACATCGTTCTCCTACCGGAGCGACCGGTCCAACCGGCCCGGCCGGCGGGCCCACCGGAGCACGAGGGGCAACCGGCCCGACAGGGCCCCAGGGCCAGGCCGGATTACCAGGCCCGGCTGGCGCCTCTGTGGTGGGCGCCACAGGGCCCACAGGGCCCCAGGGCCAGGCAGGTCCGGCCGGAGGGCCCACGGGCAGCACGGGCCCCACAGGCGCTGTAGGGCCGCGCGGGGCGACCGGCAGCACAGGGCCTGCGGGCACCAACGGCTTGCAGGGCCCGGTCGGGGCGACAGGCAGTACTGGCCCCACAGGTCCCTCGCAGGGGCCCCAGGGAATCGCCGGCCCAACCGGCCCCACGGGCCCTGTCGGCGTGGGGGTTCAAGGTGCGCAGGGGCCGACCGGACCGACCGGCGCGCAGGGCGTGGGGGTTGCAGGCGCCACCGGTCCGACCGGCTCGCAAGGACCAGTTGGGGTCGGCGCCACCGGGCCGCAGGGCTCGATCGGCCCTGCGGGAGTGCCCGGACCGAAGGCTCCAGTAAACTACTTCCACAACCCGATGGATCGCGTGCAGCAGCGCGGTGTCGGACCATTCACCGCGATCAACAGCTACAATTCCGATCGATGGGCGGTGTTCAACGTCAACGGCACGCGCTCGGTGAACATCATCACGCTCGCCGATACCGACAGGGCCAGCATCGGCGACGATGAGGCGCATTTCGCATTGTCCTACCAGGTGATCGGCGGTACCGGTTCCGGCGACTACGACCGTCTCCTCCAGCGCATCGAGAACGTGCGGCGCACTTCCGGTAGAACGCTGACCTGCAGCTTTTGGGCGCGTGCCACTTCGGGCACGCCGAAGGTCGGCATCGGCTGGACCCAGTCCTTTGGCACCTCAGGCGGATCGCCGTCGGTGAATGGCACCGGCCAGGCGGTCACACTGTCCACCGCGTGGGCGCGCTACTCGATCACCTTCGCTGTCCCCTCCACGGTCGGCAAAACGATCGGCACTGGATCCTACCTCGAAGTCTCGTTCTGGCTGTCGAGCGGTACCTCGGCGGCGCAGCAGGCCGGCGCCATCGGGCCGCAGACCACGACAGTGATCTTCTTCGGCCGTCAGCTCGAAGCCGGTACCACGCCCTCGAGCCTGGAGAAGCTGGAATACGTCGATGACCTCTCGCACTGCCAGCGGTTCTATCAGGTCGGCACCATGCAAACGGCCGGCTACCACACGGCCGGCGGCATCATCTGGATGAGCAATCTGCTGCCGGTCACGATGCGCGCGATGGCGGCCACGACGTTCAACCCGACCCAGTCATCGAACGTCGGCGCGGTCACGCTGACGGCGCTCAGCAATGGTGCGGTGAACCTGGCAACCTCAGCGGTGGCGACCGGCGCGTACCAGGTCGCCGGGGGCTTCACCGCGTCTGCGGATTTATGAATGCTCAGGATCGCGGTCTACAGCTGTTCTCTGGACGAAGAGAAGTTCGTTGAGCGTTGGGCGAATTCCGCGAGAGACGCGGACCAGCTCCTGGTGCTCGACACCGGCTCGACGGACCGGACGGTCCAAGCGCTGCACGATGCCGGTGTCATGGTCGGCTTCGCCTCGATCCGGCCCTGGCGATTCGACGACGCCCGCAATGCTTCGCTGCACCTGCTGTCGCCGCACATCGACGTCGCCATCCAGCTCGATCTCGACGAGGTGCTGACGCCGAACTGGCGTGCACACCTCGAGGCGGCCTGGCAGCCGGAGACCACGCGCCTGCACTACCGCTACGTCTGGTCGCACACCGCGGATGGCCGACCGGATCGGGTCTTCTTTGCCGACAAAATCAGCGGCCGGCACACCCATCGCTGGGTGAACCCGGTGCACGAAGTCCTCACGCCGACTGTGCCGGAGAGCATCGCCACCTGCCCCGAGGTGCTGATCGAGCACTTCCCGGATCCGGACAAAAGCCGCGGCTACTACCTCGACCTCCTCCAGCTCGCCGTGCGCGAAGATCCACAGAACGACCGCAGCGCGCACTACCTCGGCCGCGAGTTCTTCTTCCACCAGCGCTACGATGAAGCGATCGCCGAATTCCGTCGTCACCTCCTGCTACCGACCGCGCGGTGGCAGCCCGAGCGGGCCGCCTCGCTGCGGTATGGCGGCAAAAGCTTCGATGCGCTGGGCAACCTGACAGCGGCGGAGAACTGGTTTACCCTAGCCGTGCTAGAAGACACGCAATCGCGGGAAGCGCTGATCGACCTCAGTGCGTTCTTGCTGCGGCAGCGTGACTGGCTTGGCGCCCTGCACTACGCCGAGCGGGCCCACCGAATTCCCGCCGACCAGAGTTCATACATCAATGAGCGTTACGCTCTCGAGGAAGGTCCGTACGACCTCGCCGCGATCGCCCTGCACGAGATGGGACAGCGCGAGGCTGCGGTCGAGTGCGCGCACAAGGCGTTGGTCTTCAGTCCGACCGATGCGCGGCTGCGTGCCAACCTCGCCCTGATCGAAGGATCCGACAATGCGGTACAGGCGGTTGGACCCGAATGGTGACTACACCATCGGATCGGGGCAAAGCGACTTCTACACCAATCAGCCGGAAGCCGTCGCCCAAGCCGTCGGCACCCGGCTGCGACTGGAGTTCGGCTCGTGGTTTCTCGACACCACGGACGGCACAAACTGGCAGACCGGCGTGCTCGGTAACAACACGACGAACACCCGTGACATCATCATCCAGTCCAGGATTCTCGACACCCCGGGCGTCAATGAGATCCTAAGTTATCAGTCGTCGTTCGACGGCAACACGCGGCAGTTCGCCGTCCTCGTTCAGCTCAACACGATCTACGGGCCGATCCCGCCGGGCCCGCCCCGCGCGGGCGCAGCCCTGAAGTTCGTCCTCGACGATTCGTCGCTCGGCATGCTCGGCGGCAGCGGCACACTGGGGTAACAACGTGAGCGGTTCCACTTCCCCGACAATCTCGCCGACGTCGTGCTACATCGACGATACCGGCATTCATGCGCCGACGTTCGAGGCGGTCCTGGGCTATCTTCAGGGTCGTCTGCAGAGCATCTTCGGCAGCGACCTGTACCTCGGCAACGACAGCCAGGACGGCCAAATGATAGCCATCGTGGCGAGCGCCATCGCCGATACGAACTCCATGGCGATTGCGGTTTATAACTCCTTCAGTCCGAGTACCGCGCAAGGCGTCGGTCTCAGCACCGTGTGTAAGATCAACGGGCTGACGCGCCTGATCCCGACCAATTCGGTGGTCGACCTGCTGCTGGTGGGCCAGGCCGGCACGATCATTGAAAATGGCATTGCCACCGACACCAACAACAATCAATGGGTTATACCGACCAGAGTTACCATACCGTTCGAAGGCCAGATCACTGTCACTGCGACTTGCGGTGCACCAGGTGCTGTGATCGCCGCGCCGGGCACCATCAACCGGATCGCCACGCCAACTTATGGCTGGCAGACCGTGCAGAACGTGACCGCCGCCGTGCCCGGCAGCCCGCTGGAGAACGACGTGACGTTGCGCCGCCGGCAGGCGCGCTCGACCATGCTGCCGTCGGTCTCCGCGCTGGACGGCCTCGTCGGCGCTGTGGCTTCGGTCGACGGCGTGGTGCAGTACGCCGTCTACGAGAACGACACTGCGATCATGGATAGCAACGGTGTGCCCTCGCACTCCCTGGCCTTCGTCATTGAAGGCGGCGACGCACTGCAGCTCGCCACGGTCATTGCCGAGAAGAAAACGCCAGGGTCGGGCACGTATGGCACGACGACCCAGCTGGTGATCGATCCCTATGGGATCCCGCATCCGATCAACTTCTTCCGCCCGACTATGGTGCCGATCGCCGTCACCGTTACCATCATCCCGCTGGTCGGCTACACCAGTCAGATCGGCAGCGGCATTATCAATCGGATCGTCGACTACATCGCGTCCTCGGCGATCGGCGGCGACATCTTCCTCACCAAGGTCATGACCGTCGCCAATCTGACGCCGGACACCAACGCCTTCAACGTCTACTCGGTGGTCATGGCGCGGGTCGGCCAGGGCCTCGCCGCGGCCGATATCAACCTAACGTTCAATGAATTGGCGACGTGCGACCCGACCACGGTGACCTTGCGGGTCGGCCTGAGTTAATGGAAGAACTCTCGTATTATCTCAACCGAATAACCTCGTCGCACGCGGACAAGCCGAATTTCGTCGGCATGATGGCGGCGTTGCTCGAGCCATTCATCCACGCCCAGGACTTCCTCGCCCAGCTGCTGACCGCCTTCGACATCGATACGGCAACCGGCGCGCAGCTCGACGTTGTCGGCAAATGGGTCGGCATCACTCGGCAGATCGCCCAGCCGATCTCCGGGGTGTTCTTCAGCTTCGATATCGACAGTCTGGGGTTTGACCGCGGCGTCTGGAAAGGGCCCTTCGATCCGGACACCGGCCTGATCAACCTGGACGACGAGCTGTACCGGGCACTGCTAAAAGCCAAAGTCATTATGAACGGCTGGGACGGCACGATCGATACGATCGCCAGAGCCCTCTCCGCGCTGTTCCAGAACCAGTCGACCACCGGCATCGTCGTGATCGATAACCAAGACATGACGATGACGGTCGGCATCAGCGGGGCGCTGCCTTCCTCCGTCGCGCTGTCGATGCTCGAAGGCGGCTACGTACCGATCAAGCCCAGCGGCGTGCGTATCAACTACGTCATCACTAGCATCGACAGCACGGCCCTGTTCGGCTTCGACGTCGCCAACAACGCGATCAATGGCTTCGACGTCGGCTCCTGGCAGGGCGTGCCCGGCGAGATGCCTGGTCAGGTCGTCGGTCTCAGCGTGCTATCGTCGACCGCGAACACGGTGACCCTGACCTGGACGGCGATCACCACGGGCACCGGGCCGTTCGTCTACCAGCTCCTGTACCAGCCGGCCTCGGCGCCCGGCGTCTGGATCGCGCAGTCGGTGCCGACCTACGTGCCGAAAGGGCTGATCTATAACTTAATTCCGAACACGAACTATAATTTCCAGGTCTACGCCCGGAACAGCGCCGGTCCTGGACTGCCGAGCACCACCGTCTCCTACACGACCTCAGCCGCGCCGCCCGGTGCGGTCCAAGGATTGGTCGCTGGATGAGTTCTCTTCGCCTCAAATGGAACGCAGTGGCGGGCGCGACGGCGTACCAGGTCGCGTATCGCCTCACGGGTGAAACGCCGTATGCGAACTACGGCGGCCCGATCAGCGTGACCACTGTCCTGGTCGAGGGACTCGAGCCGGCCACCTCGTACGACTTCGCCATCACCGCCTCGAACGCCAGTGGCATCGGTCCGGTCACCACGCTGACCGCTTCCACTGCCGGTGATCTTCCGGGGCCGGTGCAGAACCTCGTCGGCGTTGCCAGCGAGAGCGCAATCAGCCTGACCTGGGATCAGCCGACGACGGAGAATGGGCCGTACAGCTACGTCGTCCAATACGCGCAGGTCGTCAGCCCGACCGCCTTCACGCAGTTCACCGGCCCGATCACCGTGACCGACACAGGAGGTGCCGCGACGATCACCGGCCTGCCCGCCGGAACTCGCTATCAAGTGCAGGTCTACGCGGTGAACGCGGTCGGCAACGGCCCTGTTGGGCCGGCGGCGGTGGCGCCATCAGCACCGCCTCCGGATCCGCTGGAGGAGCGCCTGAACGCGCTTCAGGCGCAGATCGATGCTCTCAATGGGGAACTCGACACCCTTAATGGGCGCGTCGATGGATTGGACACGGCTGTCGCAGAGGATCAAGTCGAGCTCGGCACCCTCGATGGGCGGGCCGATGTGCTGGAGAGCCACGTCGGCGTTCTTGCCACACGCCATGCGGTGGCAGCGATGGCCATGCCGACGGACCCGGTCGGCACAAACAGCTCGACGTATCGGATGCAGGGCATTCAGGTGCAGCTGACGGTGCCGCCGGGCGAATCGCGTGCGATCATCATCGTCACTGGCCAAATCAACAACTCGACCAACAACGGCACGTCATTTGCGGGACTGTTCTACGGCACGGGGACGCCACCGAACAACGGCGATCTGGTGACCGGCACGCAGCTCGCCGACGATATGTCCTTCACCGCCGCTGCGGGTGGCGGGCCATGGGGCTCGTTCACCATCGATGCGCTGCTCACCGACCTCGTGCCGGGTACGACCTATTGGCTCGGCCTCGGTCTTCGGGCTCAAAGCGGCACAGCGAACTTGCGCAACCTCGTACTGACCGGATTCTCGCTGCTCGATGCGGCGGTGCTGACATGAGCTCGCTCGACGTCTGGACGCTGCCGGCGCTGCCGGCGCAGGTGCCGCAGCTCACCGTCGTGGATGTCACCGACACCACGGTCACCATCGGCTGGCAGGATGCCACCAACGCGGTCACGTATCAGCCGCAGTCGCAGCAGGACGGCACCTCGCCGTGGCTCGACAGCGGCGAGCCGATCTCTGACCTGACCGCCACCGTCGATGGCCTGCTCCCTGGGTACAATTATAATTTTCGGGTTTTCGGCATTTCTTCGACCGGAGCTGCCGGGCCGGTCTCCTCGGTCATCAGCACACCGACGCTCGGATCGGCGCCGAGTCAGGTCAGCAATGTTTACCTTTCAAGTCCGACGGCGAACAGCGTCTCGCTGACCTGGGCGGTGGCCTTCGCAGTGCCGTCCGACGTCGTTTACAGAGTGGAGTATAAACTTTCGTCGAGCGCCACCTGGACGCTCGCGGGCGTGCCGGTGTTCACCAATTCGACTGTCGTATCCGGTCTGCAAGCCGGGCAGCGCTACGATTTCCGGGTCACGCCGATCAACGATGTGGGCGTCGGGCCGCCTTCAGCCGTGTCGAGCCTCAGCACGCTGTCGCCAGGCACGCTGACGACTTGGAACGCCGCCGACCTCGTGAACATGACGGCGAGCAACGGCAACCGCACGATCACCGGCACCACGCCCGCAGGCTCGACGGTCTACGGCGCGCGCAGCACGACGGCCTTCGCCACCGGGCGGCGGTACGTTGAATTCACGCTGACGACGGCCGTCGCTTCGTTCGCTGTCGGTCTGGCCGATAGTGCGTTCAACTTCGTGGCGGTCGGCGTCGCCGGGCTCGGCAGTGACGCGCACGGTCTTGGAATCTACCCAGCGTCTGCGCCACAGAGTGCTTCGGCCGGCGGCATCCGGCTGGTCACCGGCAACCTCGCTGTCGATACCAGCGGTGCGACTGTCAGCCTGGCGATCGACTTCGACGCGGGCGTGTTCTGGTTTACGACGGACGCCATGCGCGCGGAGCTCGGGGCAACCGCGTGGAACGAGAACACCACGGCGGATCCTGTGGCTGGCATCGGCGGCCTGCCGATCGGACTGGCGAGCGGCCCGTTCTTCCTGGCATTCAACGCTGTTTCGTCGAGCGCTCCGGCGTGCACGCTGAACGTGGGTACGTCGGCGTTCAACATAAGTATGCCCGTGGGCTTTACAACGGTAGACGGATCGGGCACGCCTTTCATCCCGCCGCCCTCCCAGCCCATCGGCCTCGGGATCAATGTCACCCACTACTTCGTTGTCCTCAGCTGGACCAGCGGCGGCGGGACCGTAGACTACTTCCAGGTATCATACCGACGGACCGGCAGTTCGTTGTGGTTCCCCGGCGCCGTCACGTCGCAAACCAGCGCATCGATCCCACTGCTGCTGCCGGCGACGCAGTACGACTTCCAAGTGCAGGCGTTCAACGCCGCGGGCGCAGGGCCGCCGAGTGCACTGCTGACCGTCACCCTGCCGGAAGCGACCGCTTCGATCCTGCCGTTCCGCGGCTTCTCCCTCGCCGGCAGCGATCCGTCGAATTTGCCGGCGGCGATGATCTCGTTTCCGCACGCGAACACTGTGGTCGTGCCGGTCTATTGCACCACGGCCGATTCGTTCTCCAACGATGTAACGCTGGCGACCTCGATCAGCGCGATCGGCGACTGGATTGATGCGGCGAACCACGCCGGCATGCAAGTGCTGATCTCGGTGGCCATGCAGCCGCGCGACGGCTCGCCCCGGCAGACGATCACGCCGGGACCGTCATTCGACGCGACGACGCACTTCTTCGACAATCTGCGGCTGCTCTGCGTGCAGATCGCCCAGCTGGGCTACACCCATGGCGCCGTGGGCATGTTCGTCACCGAATTGGCGCCGTGGGCGGGATTCGCCAGCGGCGATACCGGTCCGTTTAGCGCTCCTCACTGCGCGCAGTGGCAAGCGGTGTATCAGGCGTGCAAACGCGCCTGGCCTAGCGGCATCATCGCCTACGCCGCCTCACAGACGACACTGGAAATGGGCTCTACAGGTTCGGCGTGGACCACGAGTGCATGGTCCTTCTGGAGCCTCTGGGATGCCATCGCCTTCACCTGCTTCCCCGGCACCACGGTGCTGGAGCCCAACGCGCTGGCGATCGATCAGTTCTTCGACACGCAGATCGACCCGGATCCGCAGACCCAAGCAGCGACCGGCTCACTGCCGCTGTTCACGGCGCTGGCCCAGTACGCCGGGAATTACGGGCGTGCCTTGCTCCTCGTGCAGACCGGCATCGTCGCCGCGGACGGCAATCAGCTCGCGCCGCATCTGCTGAACGCGGTGCCGCCGCCATGGGACTTCCTCGGCCAGTCCGCCTGGTGGACCGCGGTCATGGCGCAGGTGACCAAGCACACGGGCATCATCGGCGGTTTTGTCGCCTACGACGCAGGCGAGCCGACCATGGTCAACCCGTACACCGGGATCACGAACTGGTTCGGGCTGCGCGGATCGCCTGCGGCGGCAAATATCGATCTGGCCTATTCCGGCCTCATGGGCATGGGCGGCAGTGGCCTCACCGTGCCGCCCAACCTCGCGGTCACCGAAGTCACCGACACGACGATCGCGGTCCAGTGGGGCGCGCTACCGGGTGCCAGCATCACCTATACGGCAGAAATCTGCTACACCGGCACGGAAGACTACATCCAGCTGCCGCCGACCGCGGGCACTTCGGTGATCTTCGCCGGGCTGATCCCCGGCACGACCTACGACATCTGTGTGTCGGCCCACCAAGGCGCCGCGGTTGGGCCGATGAGTGTCGACCTCACCGCCACGACGACCGGGGAAATTCCCAAGACTATCATCGTCGAGATCCCCGCGGTCGTCTCCACTGCCCCGTTCGTCGTGACCGGCTCGTTAGAGGGGTTTCCCAGCCCTC